CTTTTTTAAGTTCTTTTACAGATTCAATTAATAGAGCACACAGTCTTTCATATTTAACTGCTTTTGTTCCATCATCTCTTGTCTGAACAATTTCAGGCAATACTTCTTCAACATCTTGTGCAATGACACCAACTTCTTTTTCTTTACCAAAATGGTTATGTTTTTCTTGAGCTTCAAAAGTCCAGTTGTAGTAAACACCATTTATTTTAGAAACTTTATCTACGGCATTTTCTATATTAGAAATATTTTCTTTAAGAGTCTTATCTGAAGAAGCGAAAGCAGTGATATCACCTGTTGCTGTAATTGCACCAGTGACTGCTAAAGTTGAACCATCAAATGATGCGTTAGCTTCTGCGTTCATAGCATCTGCACCTGTAGCTGTAACAATTCTGTTGTTTGAACCATTGGCCATGAAGTCTGATACATCAACTGAGATTGCATCTGCAGCAACATCAATACCCGTTCCGGCACCAACATTTAAAGTAGCATCTCCACTAGTTGCTCCACCTGTTAAACCAGACCCTGCTACAACAGAAGTAATATCACCGACATTAGTAGTGTAACCAGCGTCATTATTAAATCCTGAGTTATTAATATTTCCTTTAGTTAATTTTTTTTGAGCGTTAGAAGAATCAACCACACAGAAGAAGTCACCATCTCCGTCTGAAGTAGAAGTTGTAAGTTCAGAAAGATCTACATCTACTTGATCTGCTTGTACGTCGATTAAGTTTCCTGCTGCAACATTTAAAGTAACATCACCAGATGTACCACCACCAGTTAAACCAGTTCCAGCTACAACAGAAGTTATATCTCCAACTGTAGGTGTTTGAAAAGATGGTTGTGCTCCAGCCCCTGCACTTGTTAATACTTGGCCTGAACTTCCTGTTGCTATTGCTACAGGATTACCTGAAGCATCATATGAAATAATATTTCCGTCTGTGCCTGAAGCCATTTTGGCTAGTGTCACTGCATTGTCTGCTATTTTGGCTTCTGTAACATTTACATCTACAATGGAAGCAGTTACTACAGCGTCTGCTGCAAGCTGATCTGCACCTACTGCGTCATCTGCTATTTTAGCTTGAGTCACATTATCGTCTACAATTGAAGCAGTCACTACAGCACTTGCTGCAAGTTGGTCTGCACCTATTGCATCATCTGCTACCTTAGCTTGAGTTACTGCATCGTCTTGAATTTCTGCTGTGGCTACTCCCGCATCTTTAATTGTTATTGCGCCAGAACTAGCAGCAAAGTTATCTGAACTAAATGATGCAGCTCCTTTAGCAGATGTAGAAGCGTCAGCTAAATTTAATGTAACATCTCCTGATGTTCCACCACCTGATAAATTAGTACCCGCTACAACAGAAGTTATATCTCCTACTGGAACGTTAGCTACTTCTGTATCTACGTATGCTTTAATTGATTGCTGTGTTGCTAAATGAGTGGCACTGTTAGATGCCATATTATCTTCATCTTTAATTGAAGTTCCACTTATTGTGCTATTTAACACTGGACTTGTTAAAGTTTTATTTGTTAGTGTTTGTGAAATATTTACGGCAACCAAATCTTGTGTACCAGTATCACCACTATCAGGAAGTCTTAATGAGTTTCCCGCAGCTGCTGAGTGTGGTTGTGGTAGTAATGTTTGATAGTGAGCATTTGAAACCTCACAATACATTCTTAAAGCAGCTGGTGATCCACTATTAGATTTGAAGTCAATAACACCACCTAAAACTGTAAGATCATCGCCAACAGATAAATCTGCTGGAAGTGTAACATTGCTACTTGCATCTTCTATAACTGCTTTTGATGCGGGTAAAGTTACAAAAACATCTTTAGTTCCAGCTGCAAAGTTTACTGCTGAATCACTATTGGATGATGAGATAATAGTAGTTCTAGCTAAAGTACCAGCTCCTACTGTTCCTAATCCAACTTCAAACTCTCCATTACTATTTACGATTGCATAGTAAGTTGTATTTGCGTTACCAATCGCTGATGAAAAAGTTTCAAAACCTGTTACTGCTCCTGCAAGAGAAAAGGTACCTGTACCAGTAGTGGTAGAAGTTTCTTTAACTCTATCATTTATTACTAAAGCCATTTAGTTCTCCTATTACCCAGAAATTCTTAATATAGCTGCTGCTGTAGTAAATGCTGGAAACTGTACTGTAAAAGTTCCCGAAGTAGCTGTCTTATCTCCTCCAAAATCTAAAACACAAACTGTAGCATTAGTAACTGCTGAAGATGTGTTGTAAATCATTGCACCTCTAGCAGTCAACGTTACACCTGTAAAAGATAAATCTGCAAAGTCAACAATTGCAACACCTGAAGCAATTGATGTATTTTGACCTGTTAGTTTATCTCCACCCGAAGTGTAAGTACCTGTATTACTAACTTCGTTAGTATTAGTAAATGCAGTAGTTGATGAGTTTAGAGTTGCTGAAGAAGTGTAAAGAGCTAGTTTAAAAACATCACCACCAGATGATTTAAAACTTGCGTCACCTTCTAGTAATTGTTTTTTGAAAGCATTTGCGATCGCTTGTGTTATAGCCATAATATATCTCCTTATTTTCCTATTCGAGGAACACCACTTTGATATTCATCTCGTCTTCTTCTTCCCATTTGTTCTATTGAGAAGCCTTCTACCACTTGTTTATACTTTTGTTCGTATAATTGCAATAGGTCTTGTGGGCCTTTTAAAAAACCATAGGCCTCGACTAGGCATGCATATAAAAGTCCATTGGGAAAATTCTGACTTATATATGTTGTAGTATTTGTACTAGATAATCCGGGATCTTTCAAGATATAATTTAATTGAATTGTGTAAGTAGCGTCAGGAGTAGGTGCTACTACAATGTTTTGTTCGTCCCATAAACTGTAATATTTTGGCACCCCTGTATCTTCTGTAGGATTAAATTCTGACATAAAACTAGTATCTCTGTATTGTAAAAATTCTCTATTGTTAGGTTGAGAACTTCCTTGAGAATCTACTATCTGAGCTGATCTAACAATTAGTAAACCTGCCGGTCTACCAATAAATCTGTCTGAAGTAATTAAATTGGCTGTATCGTATCTTCTATTACTATCAGAATCAACATCTCTAAGAATTCTAAATTCTGCATTTTCAATCATTCCATCTAAGATTGTTGAAGTTAAAACATTTGAATCTACTTCTGTGTAGTCTCTAATTTTTTGTAATAATTCTGTATATGTCATTTTTGTTTATTAAATATTATATATTGTTCTATATGCGTTAAAGTTATTATTAACAGGACCTGCTAAACAATTCAAGCCTCCACCTGCTCCAGGTTGTGCAACAAATAAAGTACCTTCGTCATTATCCTTTAAATTGTAACTATTAGCAACAGTTATTACTGAAGGTTGACCAGCTTGATCTTGTTGTGATTCATTTAAAGAATACACTAATCTTGCACCGCATATCTTTGCTCCATTTGAATGAGAACTTGCATTAGTGTTAACAGGTTTCACTCCTCTGAATGGCGCATTAGTTCCCCTAATTAAACCTGATAATTTTCTATTGGTAGAACTCCAGTTTTTGTACTCAATAACTTCATTATCAAAAAATCCTGTATCAGGATTAATTTTTTGAATAACAATGTAACCACCATTTGTATAAAATGGGAGAACATGATTTACACCCAATTCAGTGTCTGTAGAATTTATATTTGTAGTTAATGTTGTTTCTAGTTCTAAAGTTCGTTTAGTTCCACTTTCAACAGGATTTGCAAATGGTAAATCAATTTGAATACTCATTAGTCTTACAACATCTCCTACTAATATTCCGCTATGAGGTTGGTTAACACCATAGGTTCCACCAACAACAGGGAGGTTTGTTTGACTAATAGGATTTTCTGGTAATAAATCTGGAGTAGGTAAAGGTAGAATTTGTGGTCTTGCTTTTTCCAAACCTTGTGGGTCTGACACAAAAGGAGTTGGTTCTAATTGTGGTTGCTTACGTTCATACTCTGAATAATGTACAAACTGACCATTCCATTCAGTAACCATTTCTTTCCATGGGAAAGCTAAGCCACTTCGATCAGAGATTGCTAAAGCGTATTTTCCTTTTGCAAACTTTGCCATTATATCTCCGGATAGTAAGTTCTAGGTGAAAGGTAAACACTTGCAGATGAACCATCTTCTTCTAATGCTCTTTGTAATTCATCTTCATAAAGCAATTTCATTTCTTGAGTTCTTTGAGGTGCTTTTTTCTGTGACATATAATAAGCTAAGCCTGCACACATACAAGGTACAAATCTATTAACTACATCTGCTTCGTTTGTATATTTACCTGCATCTTGTAATCTTTGTAGGTAATAAAAATATATAAAATCTCCAACTTGGTTTGTACCTGGAGTTAGATATAAGGTTACTGATACTCTATCTATAAATCTTTGGACCCAATATTGAGAAGGTTGACCCGTTGCTGTTTTATTTGAAAAAGCTGAATATTGTGATCTATTAACTTTTGATAAAGGTGAGTCTACATTTAAAGAAGTTCTGTAACTAGCTTCTAACATATCCGAAGCCATGTTTACAAAATTTGTAGCAGTATCATTTAGTGCGTGACTAGCTGCAGTAGTATCATCTACACCTCTTGTAGCACCTGTTAAACTTAAAGTTGATATTCCTGTATAAGAAATAATTTCATTATTAATTTTTATTTTTCCAGATTCAGGCATCTGGCTAACAGATTGAAGTGGAATAGTTGTGTCTGTAGTATTTATTGCGCTACTTAAATTAGCTGTAATACCACTTGAAGATCCATCGCTTGGTGATCTATATATTACATATTCATTCTGACCATTGACTAAACTAAAAGCATGTTCTCTAACTTGCCAAAAATGAATACCTCTATTGTCCCACTCTTGGAGCATTATATTCAATGATCTTCTAGCTGATCTTAAATCATTACCAGAGTAATCAAAGAAACCTAATCTTTCAAAGGCTTCAGTTATAATTTCATCGATCGAGAAGTTTTTCTCGAATGTAGCTGTGCCTGAAAAAGCCATTTATTCTCCTATGTATAAAATACAGAACAAACTAATACATGCTCAGTGGTAAAAGCTACACATAAGTCTGATGTAAACTGAATAGGTCCAGGGAAATTAATTACAATTGGATTTCCACCAGATGTAGTTCCACTTGTTTTGTATTTAAATTTTACTGTCCCGGAAGCTCCACCATCTTTTAAATGAAAGTCTCCTTCAGTTCCAGTTGTATTAAGTACAACTCCTAAAGCTTTTGTTCTGCCTGTTTTTACAATCTTATTTTCAGTAGTAACATTTGTGTTTAAAATATTATCACTTGATCCGAATGTTTGCATATTGTCTCCTTAAAATTTACATGTGGGGCCGAAGCCCCACACTAATTATTTATTAACTATCTGCGTATGGTGTTACAATAGTACCTGATCCAAGCAATAAAGAATTGTGGACTAAGTATGTAGCAGTATCAATCGCTGTGAAAGATACCACACTACCAACGATTCCACCTTTTGTAGAACCATTCATAGTTATAACATCATTTGTTGCAGCTGGAATGAAAGCTTTTTTAGATCCATCGTTAACAGCAACCATGATACCACCAACAAATTTATCAGTACCATCTGTTTTGATGTCCATATCAGTTGCAGCTGTTTCCACTATAAAGTGAAAAGTTGCTCCAATGTTATTTTGGTTATTGTAATCTGTATCACCAGCTGTTGCGGCATTTGCATTTACATTGATTGAAGGTAAAGTAAATTTACCATCTGCATCATTTGTAAGTATAATTTTGCCAGCGTGAGCTGCTACAGTTAAAGTTGTGTCAGCTGTTAAGCTAACAGACATGCCAGGGCCTGTATTTATAAAGCCATTTTTAGAAATGACCGGTCCTGAAAAGGTTGTGTTTGCCATGATTGTTCTCCTAGTTAATTCCACATAGTCTCTAGGCCGTCGACTATACTGCGTCTATGCAGAATATTTATTTATGTATAGTGTAAAAATTATATACTAGTTTTGAGTAGAGTGCAAGAGAGCCTGTAGTGTGGAGTGGATTTTTCCAACGATGTAGCTTTTTGTTTAAGTAGCTACGGAAACTTGCGGAGCAGAGTCTTCAACTTTATTACGCAAGTGTTCTCTTTGCGCTTCTGCCATCTTAATATGACTTAAAACATCTCTAACTTGTCGATCTATTTTAACCATATCGAGAGTATATCTACCCTCTTTAAGATGCTCTTGCTCCCACTGTAAGTCCAGACCCCTCTTTTGCTTGTAAAG